TATCCGGTCCGCTGTTTTGGCGTATGTCGTCTTTGCCAAATGTTCTGCGATGATATAGGCTAATCCTTTGCTGTTAATCGTCCCAAGTTCCAGCCTGTTTCCGCCTACTAGCGCGACTATCTGACATTTATCTGTTTTCATCGTTCCTTGCTCCTTCCTTTTTCTTTAGTTTAGCATAGGTTTATGTCTAAACTGTGTCCAATCTGTAAACAATATGCTTATCCTCTCTCAAATAGCCAGCCGAACGATTTGACAAGATCATCTGTCTTGTTTTCTGCAATCGCAATGCGCAAGGCTAATTTCGCCAGCTTTTCTTGTAGTTCGAACAGCTTGGTTTGATCAATCCGGTCATCGCCAGAATATGCGATTTCCAGCAGTTCTTTTATGGCTGCATAGTTCTTCATGGCGTTTCGTCCTCTCTTGCCCGTCTTGCCGATAGCACAGCTATTATATATATATTATGCGTGTATGTATTCCGGTTTTTTCTGCTCCTGCTCCTGTTTGTCATCTGTCCCTGCTATCTTTTGGCTTCCCCAAGCATTTCGGATTTCGTCCATGTTTTTATAGTGGCTTCTGCGCTTGTCCTTGATAGGCGAGCCATTATAATACCATGCCTTTTTATTGGCGCTCCATAAGCAGCCTAATGCTTTTAACTGCTCTTTATACTGCATTGTTTCGCCAGTCATCCATAACCAAGACCCGCATAATTCGATCTGAATCCCCTTCATTTTAATTAACGCGCTGATTATGTCCCGATACTGTTCAGGCGTTTCGCTTGTCGTCCAGTCACCTGTCGCCTGATATGTCGTCCCGTCTTTTTTACTGTGAACATCTTTTAGAATAGCAAACAGCCGATCGTATTCCGCATTAACTAATTGCATAATCTCAAGATTGCCTGTAGGCATGTCTGGATGAAATTTCAATGCCAGACGCTTATATTCTGCTTTTAATTCTTCTATACACTTGCAGTCATTGAAAAATCTCTTGCTATTATTATTCATTTATTCCCTTTCCCCTTTCTTCTTGTGTTCTTATAATCTTAGTATAAACTCCATTTATGAATAATCTATGAATAAACTATGAACATTCTATTAACATTCTATTAATATATCTTTTCTATTCTATTAAAAAAATTAGATCATTCTATTATTCTATGTATTCTTCTATGTATTCTTATATTCTACTCTTATATTCTTTCCCTATAATCTACTATGTAATTCTATTTATATCTTCTCTTCTCTACTTTCTGGCCTATGGCCTATAGTTCTGCTAATAACTCTTTGCCTATCAGGTTATTTACTTCTTTTGCTGTCATGTGAAAGTAACGTCCTGCCAACGTCATGTTGCTGTTTGCTTTGTAGACTGGCAAAGCATAGTATCCAGCATTAACGCTATAAAACGGCTGATAAACTGTTTTATAATTAACAATATACTTCCCGTTTTTATAGGCTTGCTCAATGTTTCTACTTATTGTTGCGCCATCTTTTATCATCTTGTTCGTGCTCCTTTCGTTTGGTCTATAATCACATTGTAAGCGTCATCTGTGAACAGCGTATGAACAAAGTGTTAACAGTCTGTAAACATGCAGTCCGGCGATGGCCTTGCAGATGTGGCGCGTCTGGTTTATGTGGTCGATGGTCCCGAAGAGCAAGCAGTCAGATCAGACTCATGCCCTGCTGTTTGTTTGTTGTGCTGTATGCTATGCGCTTATTTTTGCTTTTGTATGTATCGCGCGAGTATCCGTATCACCGCACACACGCGCACACGCGCACACGCACACACGCACACGCACACGCGCACACGCACACGCGCACACGCACACACGCGCACGCACACACGCGCACGCACACACGCGCACGCGCACGCGCGCACGACCCCCCGGGGGCTACCCAGGACACAGGCACCCCGCTCCGCCATATACACTCTTCCCACCCACAAGATTTTGGGACAAAAAGGATATTTGGGTATAGAATAGATGTGAGATGGAAGGTGGTGTGATTGAGATGATAGGCAGAGAAATAGTTAAGGGGTTATGGTGTGGGGATGCGGAATACTGGGAGAGGAACAAGGGGGATTTCGGGTATGTTATACACGGGTGCAAGGAGCCATATCACAGGAGGGCGTTGGGGTACAAGGGTAGGGGAGCGCCTAAGGACGACCCTGAATATTTAGTAGCGGAGCGAGGGAACGAGTTATGTTTGAATTTAATAGATGCGCCTGAAGAGAAGTACATATCGGAGCCAGTTATGTTAAGAGCGATATACGAGATTAAGAATCAGATTGCTGCTGGGGTAGAAGTGTTTGTGCATTGCAACGAGGGCAGAAGCAGAGGGCCGGGGATATGTTTAGGGTACTTACGGCATGCGGGGTGGTATGCTGGGGACAGTTATTCGGAAGCGAAGAAGAAGTATCTAGAGATTTATCCAGAATACAAACCGGGTAGCGGGATAGAGGGGTATTTAGAGAAGCGATGGGACGCGATGTAGAGGGACAAAAAGGGAATTAGAACAGAAAAGGATACCCCGGTGCATCGGGAGGTACGACACAAGGGGGTATTGCGGGGAAAGGGCAGGAAAGAAGAGGACGGTTTAAGTATAGAGCAAAGTCAGATAGAGTTCAAGAGGTCGAGTGTATGGGGATTGGAGTCGTTGTGGGAGAGGGCAATAGGGGAGAGGATTTTCTGTGTAATGACGAGTGACGAGATTAGGAAGCGGAAGACGAAAGGGGCGTCAGGTTTATTTATAGGGGCGAAGGAAGAAGAAACGTAGACGGAGTCGCCTTGTTCGAGGAGGGCGTGTAGTTTAAGTGCGAAGGAGCCGATAGCGATACATGGGATAGGAGTTTTTGTAGAGAGCAGGGTAAATTCGAGATAGGGGATTTGCTTATCGGGGTTATTTTTGGCAGATTTGTAGGAGAGGGCAAGTGGTGATATAATCTTGCCTGTAAAGGAACAGGTATTGGAATCGGAGTTATCGTAGTTCATGCGTATATTATACGGCGGGGGAAGCATAGATGGCAAGGCGTTTAGCGGAATTGCCGACAGAAGCGAATATAGACTTAGACCCGCGCTTGTTCAACAAGGTCTACATGCCGATGATATTCGGGGAGAACGGGAAGATATGGATTAAGCCGTACAATGCGTTATACGGTGGGTCTGGTTCGGGCAAGAGTTTCAGTATAGGGCAGATGTTTGCGGTACATATGACGATCATGCCTGGGCGAAATCTTGTATGTTTGAGGAAACAGAAGACGGACTGTATAGCGAGTTGTTGGGCGTTTGTGCATAATGCGTTACGGAAGTTCAAGCTATTGCAGTTTTGGGACGTCAAGGTAAATCCAGAGCATCGGATGATAAACAGGATAAACGGTAACGAGATATTATTCGAGGGTGTAGACGACATTGAGAATATCAAGAGCATACAGTTCACGAAGAAGTTTGACGATGTAGAGGGTGGCGACAACCTGACAGACGTATGGTACGAAGAGGTCAGCGAGGAAACGGATGTAGAGGTTATCAGGGAAATAGATCGTAGGTTGCGCGACTCGTTTGTTAATACTCGAATAGTCTTGTCATTCAATCCTGTATCGCGGTTACACTGGCTATACGACTTAGTTATGCACGAATGGCGCATGGACGGCATGGACTCGTATGTTCTGAAGACGACATACAAGGACAACAAGTTTCTTCCTGCCAGTTACGGCGAGAAGATGGAGCGGTTGAAGTACACCAATCCGTATGCGTATCAGGTATATGCTTTAGGGAATTGGGGCGTTATGGGCGAGTCCGTCTTCAACCAGAACAAGATAGCGGAACGTTTAAGAGAGTTGCAAGAGAAATATACATTGACTCCATACAAGCTGGCTACGTTCGACTATACGCTAGGCGACAAAAAGATTCCAGACCCGAACACATTTAAGATACGCGAGAGCAAGGACGGCGAGATTAAGATATTCGTTATGCCTGTTTCCGGCAGGCCGTATGTGTGTGCAGTAGATACGGCAGGCGAGGGGTCGGATTATTATGCGGCGCATGTTTGCGATAATGTTACTGGCGAAGAGGTAGCTGTCTATCACTCCAACAAGAAACCGGATATCTGTGTGTGGCAAGTGTACGGGCTATGCAAGATGTATAATTATGCGTTGTTCTGCCCTGAAAGCAATTTCGATAGCTGGCCTATCCATGCGTTCCTTATGCTTGACTATCCGAACATGTACCGGAGAATGGGCGCTACAGACAAGACGCATATACGCAGGGAAGACAGATACGGCTTTAGGACAGGCGTAGACAACCGACAGATGATGCTGACAGACATGGTGTCGTTTACCGAACATCACATGGATTTGATAAATGACGAAGATACGTTAAACGAAATGTTGACATTTACGCGCCAAGAGAAGAAACTAAAGGGGATATGGTGGGGTGCTGAAGCCGGTGCGCATGACGATCTGGTTATGTCCTATGCGATTATGTTACAGGCCAGGTCACAGCAGACAACGGAGATGGTGTCTGACCCGAATTTGCTAGAGGGGTATTGGACAAGAGAAGAATTGCAGGACGCATATGAAGAGGGGCGCATTGACTACTACACAATGCAAGAGTACATCAGGACGCATGATTTATACATGGAGTCCGGAGAAGAACGAAATATCTATGCTAGGAAGAGGGTGTCTCGGTATGCTCGGTAGACGGCGTATGAATGATCTTGAAGAACGAGTAGCATTATTGCAGGCAGAAAACAAATATCTTGTTCAGGAGATTGACAGAATGACTGGCTTGTGTAGCGGAATAACCAGGCAACTACAGGCTATAAACGAAAAGATAGATGTGCTGGATTCAAACGAACACAAGCAGGTAGACACGGACAGTGTTATAATAAACGAGGACGGCATGTATGACTACCAGAAATACAAAAAACATGCACAGGCGCGAAGAAACGGCGGTGAATAGTCATGGCTCTTATTGAGATCGAAGAAGATCGCAACGAGCAACAGTTCGGAGAAGGATACTGGCGGTTAATGACCGATAAACAGCGCAAGCGCGGTGAATATTATGCAACGCTGTATTCTATCCGCAGGGCAGAAGTAGACACCAAGTATAAGCAGGAATGGGAAGACATACAGAAGTTATATCAGTGCGACCGCGATGCCGTTCCTGACGACCCTGATTTCCCTAACAACAGGATTCCTATTCTCTTGCCAACCATCGAGGGGCAAGTCGCAAGCATGTCTGAAGCACGTACAGAGTACAGGCATATTTCAAACAATCCGGCACAGCGCGAATACATGAATAAGTTTGACGCTGCGTCAGAGTATTACCGGCGCAAAGCCAAGTTCCAGTTGCATTTCAAGGATTTCAGCAGATCGTATGAAGTCTTTGGCAACGCATGGGTAAGTGTCGGCTGGGAATCTGGGTTCGGAAAGAAAAAAACGTCCCTGCCTAAAGGCCACCCGCGCATATCCACTTGCGAGTTAGGCTCGATTCTTGTTGATGGCGCTATCAAGGACGTAAAAGACTTGCAGTATGCGAGATACATCATTCAGGAAATCGGGCATGTCCCGATTATGTGGGCTAGGACGGAATACGGAGACGAGTACGCAGATGCGTTGCTTGCAGGATATAACGGAACTAGCGAGGGTGACGAAGACCCGAAGTATGACGATGCGTCTACGTTCATGCTTTTGAATGTCTGGACACGCGACAATCCGCAGAAGAACTTGCAGTTGATCGAGATGGACATGAACGGTTTGATTCTGCGTGAGTCTGACCCGTCAGAGCCGTACTACAAGAATGTAGACAACGAATATCCGTTTGGCATAGCAAGAATGATGCCGATATTTGGCGAGTTCTACGGATTCGGTGACGGCAAAGTCTTAAAACCGATACAAGAATCGCTGAACAACCTAATGGACGAGTGGGAACTGGCAGCTAGATTCTCTGCGCAGGCACACTTCTTTGTAGACCCCGATTCACGTATGGCAGAAGGACAGATTACGTCTAACCCTGCTGATGTTATTTTCGTAAAAGACCCTAAGAACAATATCTTGCCGGTACAGTCACAGGGTATCAATCCAGTTGTCCCGCAAATGATTGCTGCGTTATACGAATTCGCCCAAAAAGCGACACGTTTCCACGACACAATGACTGGCAATCAGTCCGGCGTATCCGCTACAGCAACGCAGATCAACGCGCAGATCAACCAAGGCTCGGTAGGCATCCGCGACAAGAAGACAG